TCACTTATGATTAGAATTGAGATTAGAACGCTTCTTTTCACTGAGCAGCTGGCCGAAGTCGTCAGCTGCTTTTTGTTGCAGACCAGGCAGTACGTGCGAGTAAGTGTCCAGTGTGATGTTGATGTTGGAGTGTCCAAGACGCTCTGAGACGATTTTCGGATGGACACCCTGTTGAAGCAACAATGAGGCGTGGGTATGACGCAGGTCATGAAAACGTATCTTAGGTACATCTGCGCGCTCGAGGGAACGGTACCAGGCATCGTCAAACGTTCTCGTGTTTACTGGGCGCCCATCAACCCTTGCTATCACAAGGTCATGGTCGGCATATTCCGACGCCATGATTAGTTTCTCATGTGCTTGGGTGGAACGATGAGAACGAAGGGCTGTGACTGCATCCTCAGGAAGTGCAACCATCCGCCGGCTTCGATCCGTCTTTGGTTCCTGAAAGACGGCCTCCCCTTTAATCCATGTGAGAGTTCGGTTTACCTGAAGGACACGGTTCTCGAGGTCAATGTCCGACCATCGCAACGCTAGTATTTCTCCTTTGCGCATCCCGGTCATGATAGCTAGCACAAATCCAACATAGTATCTAGGCTCTTGCTTCTTGTTGTCTCGAAGGAATGTCATCGTCTGTTCGACGGTCCAGGTTGTCCCTTTGCTCCGGTCTGGCCGCGGGGCATCAACAGCGTCTGCAACGTTCCTCGATACGAGGCCCCACTTGACTGCGCGATCGAGCGCCTCATGAATCAGCGTGTGTGCAAACTGAATGGAGCGATTCGACAATGGCTTCTCGCCGGAACGGAGCGATGTATAAAAATGCTGCAAGTGCTGGGGACGAAGTTTAGACAGGACCATGTCACCAAGTCCAGGGATGATATGGCCGTCTACCAGCCATCTGTACGAGCGCAGCGTGGACGGTCTGATTTGTGCCGACTTGTCGTCCAACCAACGACGCATGTAGTCCCCCAGACGCTCCGGCCGGCTCTCCACGAATGTCCCCGAATAGACTTCATTGAGATGCTGGACGAGTGCCTTCTCTGCCTTACGTTGCGAATCGTGACCCTCAAACCATTTGTATTTGCGTTTGCCATTCTCATCAAAGCCAAGGAATACTACCGGATAATATCGTTTGCCCTTCTGTGCGACGTGTCCGCGCATTTCAGCACCCCCAGTCGAACTCGGTTGCCTGTGGCTCGACCACCTTCGCAAACTCTATGTCAATGACGCCATCCAGTATGCCGACAATGGAAAAGTCCGTAGGTTCAAGCTCCAAGGGTGGAATGCGGTCCCCTGAGACACGAAGTGTCACCATTGTGGCGTTAATTCCTTCAATCAAACGAATCGTTACCTCATCACCAAATCGAACAAGACATACTTGACACTCCCGGTCTGGCCATCGTGCGGAACGAAACACACCAAAGTTGCCTTGCGTAAGTCCAAAGCTGTCCAAACCGGAGTCTCCAATCTCTACTGCAAACCGTTGATAGGGCGCCCAGGACTTAACAACGAGCTCACGTTTGGTATCGTCTTCTTGCCAGACAACGGTGTCCAGTGAAGGAATTGGACCAATGATGGGTATGAAGTTTTCAGTCATGTGACAGCCTCCTATTCAGCCCTGCGGCGGCTGCCGATGACATAGCCGTCTTTGACCATGTATTCAATACGTTTGTTCGTCGGGTGAGGGTATGTGTAGTCGTACATTTGGCGTTGTTCTGCAACGACATTTGCGACTTGTTGGTCCCACTGTAGACTTCGAATGCGCTGCTCGAGGATGTTGAGTCGCACATCCACAAATACATCCGTGACGTCGAACACTTCAGCCAGCTGACGGAGCATTTGCTTGCGGCTATATGCGGACGTAAGGCAGTTTGCCACCATAAAGGTGGGCATTAACAGGTACATACCGAAGCGATCCGCTTGCCATTCCTGCAGATTGCGTAAGTCGTCTGGCATTCGGAGTTGATTTCCTGCGTGCATGAGGATGTGCCCTATCTCATGAGCCATCTCAATGCGTTGTTGCGTCCAGTGTAGGCGACTGTCGACCACCACGAAATGCGTGTCACCAAGGCGTACCGAATTGGTTTCTCGTGGAAGGTAACGAAGTTCAATATTGAGTTCCTGTGCAATGATGTCGAGGTCAATTTCATAAGGGCTCAACATATCAAGTTTGCGTAGCCACGACTCGATTGCAGACTCCAGTGGAGTTGGACGATACAAAGCCAAGTCTTCGTATTGCATTGTCGAATCACCTCATAAATAAGAACGTATGTTCGTATTTTAGATCGAACAGTGCGGGAAGGGAAGGGATTATACGGAAATAAATAATATATTTGAGAGGATATCTGAGTTGTATAGCGAACTCTGATTAGGAGAGAACTTACAAATTTTTCATGGGGTGAAACAATGAAAAAGTTAGCCGGTTACGTGGGGGCATTTGTGGCAGGCAGTATGTTAACAGGGACCGTCGCATTCGCCGGGACTGCAGCAGTTCAGGCGATTGCAGGAAAATCAGAAATTACCTTAAATGGTCAGACAATATCCTCGCCGCCGAAATTGGTGTATGGGGGAACAACCTACGTCCAGTTGTATTCGATTGAGCAGGCGTTGAAGAAGTCCGGATTTAACGTTGGCTGGGATGGGACGACGTTTTCGATGACGTCTAGCAATAGTGTAGCGTCGCCCGACGGTACCGTAATTGGAGTCTCCAAGCTGCCGTACACATTTACCGCTGCAGACGGTACAAAAATTACCTTCAATAGTATTAACGCGTCGGCACAGTCGACAGTCATAAACATGACAATCGCAAACACTGGCGCAAATGCCAATGCTGATTCTGCAATCATGAGCGCAGCAACGATTTCAGACAACGGAAGCCAAGTACCATTTGTAAGTCAAGATGATTCGTTGTACGGGTCCAGTGGGAATATAGAGCCGGGTCAGTCACTAACGGGGAATGTTGTCTTTGGTCCATTGAAGACAGGAGCGACACAATTCACATTGTACTTTATGGATTTTAGCTTCAACAATCACACGATTACTTTTAATCTGAACAGTTGACCCAACAGGTGGGGCGTCGGCCCCACTTCGTACTTTTTATTCCTTCGGCTTAATGTTACCCCTCTTTTTCTCCACTTCCCACAATGCACGCATGGTCTCCATGAATTGCTTCTTTTGTTCCTCAGGCGACTTGTGAAAGTCATAGAAGAACACGTCTGCATCGTCCATGTTCTCGTCGATCCAACGGAGGAAATCCGTCTCTTCAGTTGAGATATTGTTAGAAGACGTGTCGTGGCCGAGCAAGTAGTCCGTCGTGACCTCAAAGAAGTCGGCTAATTGCTTGAGAGTGGCATAGTCAGGCTCGCGTTGTCCTTGCTCATAATTAGCCAACTTCCCGCGCGAAAAGCCTAGCCGATCAGCCAACTCATATTGACTTAATCCCTTGTTCTTTCTTAGTCGTGCCAATCGATCCCCGAAGGACATGTAGGACACCTCATGTCAATTCTAAGAAACAAGTAGTTTCCATGCTACATTAGAAACAAAAAGTTTCTAAAATAGATTGACAGAAACGTTATGTTTCTATATGATGAACTCATAAAGGAAACGAAATGTTTCTATGTGAAAGGTGGTGCATGAGTTTGAAACGTGGTCGGCGAGATGCCTTAATCAAGCTTCGAGGCACAAGGTCCAGACGTGAAGTTGCTCTGGAACTCGGGATTACACCGCAAATGCTTGGGATGATAGAACGCGATCAACGCAATCCATCATTAGACCTAGCGAAACGCATTGCCGACTATTACGGCGTGTCTGTAGAAGTGATTTTTTTTAACCAAAATGGACACGAAACGTTTCTGAGGAACCACACAGCCTAGGAGGTGAACTTTGTGATAGACGAGGTCGACGAAACGATTGCAAGTCTTCTTAGATGGATTCGCACACGCGTAGAAAATGGGTGCTCCGGCGAGGAGCTGCAACTCCTGCCGGAGATGATTCGGAGCACCGCAGCATTAGTGATGGAAGGTCGCTATCTCAGACGTGACGAGAATGAGGTATTGCCGCTCTTTGGCGCTCGTACAGAGCAATAGCTTCGGCAACGATTTTTGACACGACGGTTAGTAATTCTTCGTTGCTCATTTCATTTGGCTGCTTCCCGAGTTGAGCAACGATGGTTGCAGTGATGCGACGAACATCTGTGTAGTCCATATCAAGTTCCTCCTTTCTAATCATCGGTTCGACATAGAAAGGAAGAGTCCTTGAACCACACAGCATAGGAGGTGTTGAGGATGGATGAGCAACGCGTTCGCGAGATTGTGCGCGAGGAACTGAGGCAACAGACACAGTCGCTGTCCAATGAAGTAATCAGGGAACTCAACAACAGTTTAAGTCGACAGATTCAGGCGAAAGCCGCCGCGGCAACGGCGGCTCCCCATGAAGGAATTTGTTCTGTCGGAAAGCCAGGAACGAACCAATTAAGTGTCACGGGAAGTGATTCTTAATCCATTCTGCAGATTCGTTGTCTAACCAACCACGGCAGAAGGGAACTTCCTGCAAATGACAATGAGAGGAGTGATTCACATGGCAACTGTAGTCGCGGACGAAGAGGTACTGCGACAGATTGTGCGCGAGGAAGTCCTTAAAGCAATGAGCAACTTACCTCGTCCAGTGAATGTCGATTCCACAGTACCTGCGCAGCTCACTGTAAGAGAAGCAGCTAAGGTCATCGGGCTAGGTAAGAACAAGATGTATGAGCTGACGCGGCGCAAGGGTTTTCCGTGCATCAGAGACGGCTGGAAAATTATCATCCCGCGGGACGCGCTGTTCCGATGGTTGGAAGAGGAAGCGTTCCGCAATACAGGTGAGGCGACGCAGCGTGCTTAGATGCGACATGCCTTGTCTCTTTCAGGACAGTGGTCAGTGCTTCCATCCAGATCCGGAGCTCCACTTTTCAGGTACTGAGGACCTGATTCAATGCACGACCATGGCTTACGACGAGGAAGAGTCAGCCTAAGCAATACCCGGAGCAATCCGGTTCTCTTTTTACCTCAAAAATGTCGATTGACGCTGCTGAAATCTGGTGACTGCTGAAGAATAGTCGAACGACGAGGAAGCTGCTCGAACTGCGGAAATACGAAGGTCGATGTGTGCCGAACCGTACCGTTCTGACAGCGCGGTCGAGAGGTCGTCAAGTAACTGGTCGAGGACATCAAGCAATTCATCAATGGGGTCTGCGGTCATGTGAAGTCGCTCCTTGAGAGGGATTTTACCAGGGCCGCGGGTCGGCAGGTGGGACAAGCCGGAGAGGGGTGATTCGTATGTAATGGCCCTGGTGAGGTTCTACATGAAGCGTATCACTCGGAAGCGTGCACTTTGGCAACTGAATACACAGGAGAGGAGATGGCACATTGTCCATCGCACGAGCGGTGAAGATCGCTCGAAAACAACGCAGGTTGCAGCAAGACGAACTCGGCGTACCGTACAGCAAGTCGATGGTGTCCATGATGGAACGCGGGGAACGACTGCCAGCTGTCGACGTAGCACCACTGATTGGTCAGAAGTTGGACCATCCAGCAGCATATCTAGAGTTGGCGCGTGAGCTAAGCGGAGGTTATGGGCCTTCGTGGTTGGACGGTCCTAACGTCGACCTACACCGAGCAAGTGTTCGGGAACGAACGCTAGATGAGGTTCAAGAGGCGATTTTGAATATTGAAAGGTTTCCCGCTAGCCGTCCTCCCAATGTCGAGACGGACGGGGAGAGGAAACGCCGCTACGAGCATTTGTTACAGTGCTTTGATGCACTGGTCGCACTAACTGCTTACATCGGTGTGCAGTGTCTGGAGTACGGATTTTCAATGTTACAGCTGAGCAAGGACCATCACGCAAAGCTGAAGGGCAAGCGGTACGTAACGTGAGAGGAGGGGTTAGGATGTCAATCCCATCGTTTGAGGAACTGCTCAAGAAAGCTCGCGCAGAGTTGGATGCGATGGAAGCATCCCGGGAACAGCAAAAGACCGCCACGGCGGACACCGAGGACGGTCTGAATTCAGGTAAATATCCGTTGGTCCCATTCTATCAGACGAGAGGGGATAAGTCATGTCAAAGCCGCTAGAGGAGCAGTTGCGTGAGGTTGCCAGACGGCTCGATACGTTGGTCACAGCGAAAACACCTGTACCCGCCTGGAAACCCATCAATGTTGGAAAGGTTATGGCGCTGGCTGGTTCGTACGTACAGGCCCATGCGGAAGCGGACATGATGACACTCTACGACCTGGCTGACCAAGTAGAGAAAGTGCTCGAGGAAAATTACGAGCTGCGTCAACGGCTCGGGATGGATGAGCGAAAGGAGGTAGCAGTCGGATGAAAGAGATTTACCTACGGAAATTAACGCTGAGAAACTTCAAGGGTGCAAAAGAAATGGTGATTGAGTTTAGCCGACATATGCGCCTTTTAGGACCAAACGAGAGTCGGAAGACAACTACAGTCGATGGATTCGATTGGGTCTTGACGGACAAGGATTCGCTTGGCCGAAAGCAGTTTGACATCAAGCCACTTAACGAGAGCAACCAGGTTATTCATGGTTTGTCGCCAGACGTCACGGTTGAGCTTCGCGTTGATGGCAAGCCAGTCGTGCTTCGTAAGGTGTTCAGCGAGAAATGGACCAAGAAGCGCGGGTCAGCGACGGAAGAATTTACTGGTCATACGACCGACTACTACATCGATGGGGTCCCAGCAAAGCAAAAGGAATACCAGGCGTTCATTGACTCGCTGGTCAGTGAAGACTTGTTAAAACTCCTCACGAATCCGATGCACTTCAATGAACAGTTGACCTGGCAAGAACGCCGTCGTCTGTTGCTTGAAGTCTGCGGCGATGTTATGGACGACGAGGTTATCCAGAGCAACCAATCACTTTCCGCAATCCCGTCTTTCCTCGAGGGCCGTAGTATCGATGACCATCGCAAGGTAGTGAAGGCTGCGATGGCACAGGTGAACAAGGACCTCGAAAAGATTCCGGTGCGTATCGATGAGGTATCGCGTTCGAAGCCAGACACAGACGGCCTGAATGAGATTGAACTGCAAACGGATATTGACACTCTCAAATCCAAGATTGCTGACAAAGAGGCAGAACAGACCCGTTTGCACTCTGGCGGGGAAGTCGCTGAAAAAGAGAAGCGGCTGCGTGAGGTCGAGGCTGAACTGCTGCAAATCAAGAACAACGCTCAGTTCGGTGTGATGGAGCAAGTCACTGTTCAGCGCAAGCTTGTATCGGAACTCGAGGGGAAAGTTGATACCTTCACCCGAGAGATTGAGCGTAAATCGAGGGATATCGCAACGAATCAAGAGAGCATTCAAGGACTTGAGGCCAAAGTTTCAAAGCTTCGTGAGAACTGGGTCACGGAGAACAACACAGAGCTAGCTGAAACAGGTGTGGCCGATAGCTGTCCGACGTGTGGACAGGCCCTCCCTGAAGATGAGGTGGAGGCGGCCAAACAGAAAGCCATTGCTCACTTTAACCGGCACAAAGCCGAGAAGCTCGAGTCCATCACAAACGATGCTCAGAAAGCCAAGACACGCATTGATGAGCTGGAGCAAACAAACGAACAGCTGCAGTCGGAAATCGAGCTTCTGGACTGTCAACTGAAACAACAACAGCAAGCCGTGACGGAGGCCAAGACGGAACTTGAGAAACTGCTTTCCCAGGTCTCGGACCCAACCCAGTCTATCGAATACCGCGCGAAGGAAATGGAGCGACAGTCAGTCGCCAACAAGATTGTCGGCCTGCGACAATCCGTGCTAGACGATGTGCAGCGTGTTCGGACGGAACTGATGGACCTGCGGGATGAGCTTCGACGCAAAGAAACGCTGTTGACTCGATTCGAGCAGATTAGAAGGCTCAATGCACGTACCGACGAGCTCAAGACAGAAGAGCGCACGTTGGCGGCCGAGTATGAGCGGTTGTCGAGGCAGTTGTACTTGCTCGAGGAGTTCACACGGGCGAAGGTGTCCATGCTCGAGGACAAGATCAACTCCAAGTTCAGGCACGCCAGATTCAAGCTGTTCACGGAGCAAATCAACGGTGGCCTCACCGAGACCTGCGAAACGCTCTACAAGGGTGTCTCCTACTCAGGAGGTCTCAACACCGGCGGCAAGATTCTTGTTGGACTCGACATCCTTGAAACGCTGCAGAAGCACTTCGGGTACTCGTTGCCTGTCTGGGTTGATAACCGCGAGTCGCTGACATCGCCGATTGAACTTGATTGCCAGCTAATCGAACTCGTTGCGGACCCAACAAAGAAGAAGCTCGAGATTGAAGACTTGGAACAGGAGGCGGTCTAACGTGGGAGAAACTATCGCACTCGTCAAGAAAAGCACAGTCGACATTGTGGCGGACAAGATTCGGCAGTTTCAGGACTCTGGTGAGTTGCACTTCCCAGCCAACTACAGTCCTGAGAATGCTCTCAAAAGCGCGTGGCTGGTACTGCAATCCGTCGAGGACAAGGCGCATAGGCCAGCATTGGAGGTATGCACGCGCGACAGTATTGCTAACTCACTCCTCGACATGGTTGTGCAGGGCCTTAATCCTGCGAAGAACCAGTGCTATTTCATCGTTTACGGAAACAAACTCACCTGTCAGCGCAGTTACCTGGGCACCATGGCGGTTACAAAGAGTGCTACTGGGGCTCGAGACATCTTTGCAGAGGTTGTCTACAAGGGCGATGACTTCGCTTTTGAGATTGTGCGTGGCAAGAAGAGGGTAACCAAGCACGTGCAGACCGTGGAGACCATCGAGCAGGGCGAAATTGTAGGCGCCTATTGCACGCTGGTGGACGCGGATGACCGCGAGTTCACTGAGTTCATGACCATTGCCGAAATCAAGCAAGCATGGAAGCAGAGCAAGATGAACTCCGAATCTGAAGGCAGTACCCACAACAAATTCCCACAAGAAATGTGCAAGAAGACAGTTATCAACCGTGCTTGTAAGACGTTTCTCAATTCCTCGGACGATAGCAGCCTTGTGATGAAGCACTACCGTCGTACGGAGACTGAGGCGGAACAGGCTTCCGTGGAAGCTGAAATTAGCGAGAACGCCAACCAGCAGCCTATCGACGTGGAGTACCAGTTCCAAGATAGTCAGGCGCCGACTGACGCAGAACAGTCTTCTTTCGACTTCGACGCAGCTCCGCAGATGAAGAAAGCAGCGTCAGGGGATCCTCCGTTTTGATCAGCATCAAGCCTTTGGGGAGCAGCAGCGCGGGTAATGCCTACCTGGTTAGCGATGGGACAACCCCTCTGCTCCTCGAGGCAGGCATCCGTTATCGGGACATTCAGCGGGGCGTGGAGTTCCAGATGAGCAGTATCGCCGCATGTTTGGTGAGTCATGAACACGGCGATCATTCGCGGTCGGTGAAGGAAGTTATGAAGGCCGGGATCGACGTCTACGCGAGTTATGGTACCTGGAATGCGCTTGGGCTAGATGGACACCACCGAGCGCATCCGGTCCAGTCCCTCCAATCATTCACGGTTGGGACTTGGACCGTACTTCCTTTCGATGTACAGCATGACGTGAGTGAACCGATGGGGTACCTGCTGGCGAACATGGCTGGCGAGAAGTTGGTGTTCATCACAGATTCGTATTACTGTCGCTATCGCTTCTCGGGACTGACGCACGTAATGATTGAGACCAACTATAGCTCGGAAATTCTTCGTGAAAACGTTGCGTCTGGTCGTGTTCCACAGGTTCTGGCGAGTCGCCTGTTGCGCAGCCATATGTCACTCGAAACGGCCATCGAGTTCTTGAAGGCCAACGACTTATCAAGAGTTCAAGAAATCTTTTTGATTCACTTATCGAGTTCGAACTCGGATGAAGCGGAGTTCAAACGTAAGGTGCAGCAGGCAACCGGTAGGCAGGTGTTTGTTGCCCAGGAGGGACGCAGCTAATGGGGGCTCCAGACAATTTGATTGGAATGAAGTTTGGTCACCTGACTGTCGTTGACGTAATCACCGGAAATAGCAAGCGAATGTGGGTTTGCAAGTGTGATTGCGGACGGATGAAAGAGAAGCCGTTGTCGGGATATCAGTTGAAAAACCTTATTATCACGGATTGTGGGTGCATTTTTCGAAAACACATTGGTAAGGGAATGCGACGCCACGGTCAGTGCAACACCAAGCTTTACAAAGTGTGGTCGTCGATGAAGGCACGCTGTAGCAATCCAACAGACAAGGCTTATGCGAACTATGGTGGTCGTGGAATTCACGTCAACCCAATGTGGAACACCTTTGAACCATTTCGTGATTGGGCCGTGTGTAATGGATATCGTGAGGGTCTCACGTTAGAAAGGGTTGACAACGATGGGGAGTACGGGCCGCGAAATTGCAAGTGGATTCCAAAGCCTGAACAGACATCCAACCGGAGGGTATGTAGGCGTATTACGTACCGCGGACAAACAAGAATACTCAAAGATTGGGCGGAAGAATTGGGCATTCCATACCATGTCTTGCAACACAGAGTTTATCGAGGTTGGAGCGTATCAAGGGCATTCGAAACACCCGTCCGTAGGTACGGATGAACATAGCTGGCGCTTGATTCTCCTGGCTCTCCTAAAATGGACCGCTCTCGTGATGTTCTTGGCTGCATCGATAGTGGCCGTCAATGCCAGGCTTAACGCCTTCTATGGAACACACATCACATCTTGGCATCTACATACCGTGAAGGCTGGCGAAACGCTCTATGGGATTGCTACAGCGTCCAATGCTGGGTATCCGATGGCTGTTGAGCAAGAGATAGAAAAGAAAAACGGATTAGGTAGCTCCATGATTCGAGCGGGTGAAGTAATTCAAATACCAGAGGGTAGATAGGGGTGGTGGGGGCGCGCGTAGCCAGCGCACGCAAAGTTACACCGACAACCTATGATCTGCAGGAGTTACGTCGGTACGAGGTGTTTCAGTTGGCGTGAGTGTTGCGCGCGCATCCCACACATTACTGTATGTCGGACAAGCCTGAAACAGAACGGAGGGACTGACTTGGGACAGCTAGTTTTTGTAGATAATGGGCGACTTGTTACGGATAGTTTGACAGTTGCGCGAGTATTTGAGAAGTCTCATGACCATGTGATGCGTGACATTCGCCAACAACTAGCGAAGTTGGACGAAGCGAATGAGTTCCAGTGGGGTGTCACCAACTTTGGCGAGACCTTTTACAGGCATCCACAGAACGGTCAACTCTACTCCAAGTTCAACATGACCGAAGATGCTTTTGCCATCGTTGCCATGTCCTACGTAACGCCGGAGGCAATGAAGATGAAGGTCAAGTTCTTGAATGAGTTCAAGCGTATGAAAGAGGCGCTGTCTCAACCTCGTGAGCTGTCTCGCTTGGAACTTATCGACCTTGCGCGTGAATCGGAGATGGCTCGTCTTGATGCAGAAAAGAAGAACGCAGAACTCGAGTACCAGCTGCGTGTCCAGCACCCCAAGGTTGTATTCGCGGATGCTGTCACGGTCAGTCAGAATACCATTCTCATTCGCGAGCTCGCAGTCATTCTGAAGCAGAACGATATCGAGATTGGAGAGAAGCGACTGTTCGAGTGGTTACGTGACAACGGTTACCTCATCAAGCGCGCTGGAACGGACCGCAATACTCCAACGCAGAAGGCCAAGGAATTGGGACTCTTCGAAATCAAGGAGACTCCAATCGTGCATTCAAACGGTACTGTGACGGTCAGCAAGACGACGAAGGTCACTGGTAAAGACCAGGTGTACTTCGTGAACAAGTTCAAGACACAGCAATCATTAGAACCAGTCGAGGTGTAAGGAAGGAGGCGTGCAGAAGGTGCCAAAAGGGGACTATAAGCATCTCAAAGCGGATATCGAAGACGGCACAGTGCCCATTGCACGCCTCCTTCTTGAGGCTGTATCCATGTCGACACTTCACGGGGTTGCAAAGAGTGTCCTTGTCTTTATTTGGCGCAGGACGTACGGATGGATTGACGCCGAAGGGCACAAGTTCAAGACGGACCGCATTACACTGGACGAATTTGCAGCGGCTGTAAACTCCGAACGCACATACGTGTCAAAAATGTTGAAGGTGCTCGTTGCGGCCAACGTGATCACCGTGGAGCAAGCGGGCCGTACCAAAGAGTACGGCGTGAACACGGATATTGCTTCATGGTCAGACGAGGCGATTGACAAAGAAAAACTGTTAAAAGCAATCGGCCAAAATTTGTATGTACACTCGTCCAAAAAAATGTTGTCTTCTAGCACAACGGTTGTTCTGCAAGACAACCTTTCATCAACGCAACGGTTGTCCTCTAGAACAACGCAACGGTTGTCCTCTAGAACAACCTTTATATCCGAAAATCCCAGTAGTGGCGCGGGATTCGGGGCGTCTAAAGAAAGTATTAAAGAAAGTAAAGAGATCGCTTCTTCTCCTATCCCCCCTATATCCCCCCTTGACATGTCGGAGTCGGAATTCGAGACCGAGGTCGAGTGGCATGTGAAGCAAGGCACAGGGAATGAGCGATACATACTCAAAACCACGGACAGGCTTCTGCTTCATGGGATGTTGGCAAAAGGAATACCCAAACAAACGATTCTCGATGCGGTTGACGATACGTGCAAAAAGTATCAGCCAAAGCACGAATACGACCGGGGGATAACATCGTTCGCATATTTCGAAGGCCCTATCTATGACACGTGGGCATTATCACAGACCGTTCAAGAAATTGCCGTAGGAGGGGAGTCCCATGGAGGCTATCACAGGGCGCGTGCTGGACATACAGCAGAAGATCCGGGAGCGGAAGTCTACATCCAACGACTTATTGACCGAAAGGGAAGTTGATTGTGAAATCTGTCGTGATGAATGCGTTTGTGCAGTCATCGAGGAAACAGGAGAACGTGTCCCGGTCGGAGACATGAAACTGTTTGACTGGTCGGTACATCCACCGGCATTGAAAAGGCACCATGTTGAATCTTGTCGGTGTGTACCACGAAAGCGTGTTGATAAGGCACTGAAACACAGCCACATCAGCGAGGAGTTTCGTAAACGCACGTTCGAAACGTTTGAAACGCAAGGGAAGGACAAGCGGATTCAGATGGCTTACCGACTGGCGAAGCGGTACGCGGAGACGTTTGAAGAACGTCGTGGTGAGTCAAAAAATTGGTTTGGCATCGTAGGTGCTGTGGGCATCGGGAAAACGCATCTGCTCTGTGCGATTGCAAATGCACTACTCTCTCGCGGCATCTTCGTTCGGTATTTTAACTTCGTGACCGGCTTTAAAGAGATGTTTGCGAAGTATGACCAGGGCGGCCAAGCTGTTGAGGAAATTCGGTGGGAACTAATGACCTGTGAAGTGCTCATGATTGACGACCTTGCGAAAGGGAAGTTTGACCGTAGGGCCAAATCAGTAGGCATCAACAAGTCTGTTTTTGACGAGATCTACGCGCTGATTGATTTTCGGTACGAGAACAACCTGCCAGTGATTTGGTCCAGTGAGATGTACGCAGAACTCGCCTCGGACGGCGTTATCGGTGAGGCCACAGCATCGCGGTTGTTTGAGCGCAGTTACATCGCTGACATGACTTACAAGGACGGAGAACCGAAGGGGTCACTAAATCACAGACTGCTTGGGTTTGAGGGATAAGGAGCGAGTGACATGACATTAGCCTTGAAATCAACAATCCAAGGCCACGTAAGCGAAATACGTGACGGCTATGCAGTCGTGCGCGATGGAGACGTGACAGAGGTGTTCAACCTGGCGTGGTACCGACTAGACAAGACTGACCGGTCCATGGTTGAGTTGCGCAAGCCGGATGGAGATGGTGCTGCGTGAGTGAGTTATACATCGTGTGGCATCGAACCGAAGGCGGATGGTGGCCTAGTTCTCCGGTGACATCCGACATGGCGCGAGCAATGGTGCGCCAGATAGCCCACAAAACCATCGTCGTTCCTGCTCCTGTGATGACGGCGAAGGCTTGGGTAGAAAGCGGTGAGGTTGGATGAAAGTCACAATTGAAACAAGCGGGCAGAAGTATTCGGTCACCTTAGAAATGGACGATAAGACGTATGTGGCAAATCATGAACTGACATCTTACGGCGCCCACCAAATCGGAGGTGTGAACTTTGACGAGCAAGACTTTGACCGCGAACTCGAATACATCATGTCGGACATTGAAAGTCAGGCTTATGAATTAGCGTATTACGATGCTGAGACGCGAGAGCGCTCTGAATCCGACGAGGACGGTGACGACGAATGACCGACAGTGTTATTGCTAAGCCTGTCATCGACGACATCGAGGCAGCAGGATACAAGGTGTTGACGAGAGCTGAGTATGCGGGTCTACAGCGGTTGTATGAGGCCGTGAAAAACTGGCGGTATGGGCTGATAGACAAACAAACCAAAGGGGATGTTGGAAGCATCGCGGCTGCCTACCCTGCAATTTACCGATTGGCAACCACCTTTGATGAACTGGAGGCGATGAACACATGAAGCTTCATTATCTCAACTCAGCGGACAAGCAGGCAATCACAATGATGACTGCCTGCGCGGGATTTCTTGAACAGTCACTCGAGGGCATCCGCCACGTTCCAAAGGCTGCCCAGTCTGACATGAAGCGCGCCAAGTCGTTCGCCTGGAAGGCGGTACAGGCGACGTTGAAACCACTCGATGACAAGACGAAGCGACAGCTGCTCAACATCATTAAGGATGTCGATATCGGCATCGTGAGCAAGAAGGACGTGCAAGCGTGGAAGCAGTCAACCGACATGTACATCGGAGGCAAGGAGTTTGTGCATCGGATGGCTGAAATTACGATGGAGGCCAAATGTGCGAGTTGTGATGGAGCCTGTCGTGACACTTGTCCGCTCTATGAGAGCTACGTGCACTTCGATGTACCACAGTTTGACCCGAATCATCGCAATTGCCCGTATTCCATGGTGTGAGGTGGTACATGATGAAATGGTCAGAAATGTCTCCCGGACAACGCAATGCGCTAGTTGCAGAAAGGATTTTCGGCCACAAAGTAGACACCGCAACCGTGCGCTGGTTTACGTCCAAAATATCGGCTGCGTGGGAAGTGGTCACACTCATGCGTTCCGAGATGTACGACTTCACGTTAGACAGTGACGATGATACATGGATTGCGATCTTTCGACGCATGGGCGACAAGCAATACAAAGCCATTGCACAGACTGCACCCGAGGCCATCTGCTTGGCTGCTCTAGCGGTGATGGGGGTGCAAGTGCTATGAACCAGGGCAATCGAGGCATGGAGCTCGAGCAGCTCATCAACTTCGCCAATCAGCAGTATATGGCCAAGGGGATTGCAGTCGTGGGTAAACTGCCAACCCCTGTGAAAATCATGAAGACGCAGGGCACAAGGATTACTGCAGCCTTCCTGGAGGCAAAAAGCACGGTTGACTACTCAGGAGTTTACCGGGGCCGTGCACTCTACTTCGACGCGAAAATGACGAAAGAGAAGACACGGTTCCCGCTGGACAACATTCATGAGCACCAGGTGGAGCACCTACGGGCCTGCGCAATGCAGGGGGCAGTGACATTTCTCATTGTCGAGTTTACGCAGCTACGCAAGACCTACTACGTGCCCGGGAAACTGGTTATCGATACCTGGGACAAAGGTGTGAATGGTGGACGCAAGTCAGTGCCGTACGACGACATCGAGCGCTTGTGCTTTCCACTAGCCTCCGGACGCGGCGTGGTCTTGGACTATCTGGCTGTAGTGGACAAGTTGCTAGAGCAGCAGACGGCCTAATAACGAGAGGAGCATGGTGATGGCGGCGATACAAGCAGACTTTATGGTGGAACTATTCGGTGAGGAGACTGTTGTTCGTCGCCGAACCATGCAAGTGACTCGATATAGCCCGGATATCCTTGCTCGGTATCGTGGACTGGCTGACATCGACCCGATGGAGTACAAGAGTTACTTTCCGAAGAACGGCAGAGCGTGGTCGGCGTCTGACACAAAGTACCTTCTTGACTGGTGGGGCAAGGATGATGTGCTGAGTCTGTCGTATGCTCTCGGACGGACTCCCTGGAATCTGCAGAGGCAGATTTGCAAGTTACGGCGCCACGGGATAGAGGGAATTCCATACTTGAGGGAACAGCATGTTTGATAACACCCCAGTGACGTGTAAACTGCGTCGCTGTCTTTTTTTTGTCCGCTACCTTTGTTTCAGAGGGGTGGTCGAATGAGCCCAAAGAAACGACCGTGCCAGACTGGACACAAATGTGAATGGGGACGAAAAGAAAGCGAGACTCGAGTCATCTGTAGCGTGCCGAAGTGTGTGAAGGTTGTCAGTCGTAGCGGACATATCGAGGACAAATTGCTGAAAAAGTAGCGAGGTGAGAAGCAGTGGCAGGATTGACGCGTAAGCAACAGGTCTTCGTGCATGAATACCTAGTGGACATGAATGCCACGCAGGCTGCCATTCGCGCTGGTTTCAGTGAGAAGACCGCGTATTCACAAGGCTCACGCATGTTGAAAAATGTTGAGATTCAAGCGGCTCTGGAAGAAGCTTGGCGCGACAAGATTCGTCGAGCAGATATCAATGCTGATGACGTCTTGCGTCTGATAACTCGCGCTGCGTTTGCGGACATTCGTCAGTTCGTTGAATGGGACAACGAGGAACAAGGCTTTCGAGTTCGGTCTGCAGATTCTATCGACGGCCAACTCGTTTCTGAAGTAAGCGAGGAAGTTCGTGAAACGCTAATGGGTCCAATCACAACGCGGAAGCTCAAGCTCGTGAGCAAAGAGTCGATGATTGGATTGCTTGCCAAGCATTTCGGCCTGACAGATACGAAGCTGAATGTGAACATTACCACATCTCTCGCGGATGTGCTTTCGGAAGCCTGGAACATGGAGCAGGGTGATAATACATGACTGTCAGCACCCAACAAGACATGAAGAAGCTCGCCATCGGCATGCGGCGATACATCCGCGACCCGGTGGCGTTTGTTCGTGAGGTACTCAGTGCTGAACCCGATGAGTGGCAAATTGAAGCGCTAACCGCACTCGTTGACCGAGGGCGCCTCGCAGTTCGCGCGGGTCATGGAGTTGGCAAGTCTGCATTTGAAGCCTGGGCAATCCTCTGGTTCTTGTTCACGCGGCCGTTCCCAAAGGTGGTTGCTACTGCACCGAGCAAGCAGCAGCTCATCGATATTCTGTGGCCTGAGCTTGCTAAATGGATGCAGACGTCTTCAGTGCTTGAGACGTATTTTGAGTGGCAGAAGACGCGTATCATCATGGTCCAGTCCCCAGAACGTTGGTGGGCATCTGCACGAACGGCCACACGTCCTGATAACTTCGCCGGCATCCACGAAGAGCATGTCCTTATCGTTTGCGACGAGGCAAGTGGCATCAGCGACAAGATATACGAAGTCGCAGAAGGTGCGCTGACAACGCCAGACGCAAAGCTCATCTTGTGCGGAAACCCGACGCAGCTGTCTGGCGAGTTTTACGAGGCCTTCCATCGTCGCAGACATCTGTATCACCCAATGCACGTGTCTTGCCTGGATAGTCCTCGAGTCACGCGTGAGTACATCGACAACCTGAAGCAGAAGTACGGCGAACATTCGCAAGTCTACAAGGTACGCGTCAAAGGAGACTTCCCGGATTCGGAGCCGGATGTGTTCATTCCGCTGCCCCTCGTTGAACAGGCGACAATGCGTGACGTGTGTGAGTATGACGAACGGACTGATGCACAAGGGCGCGTGATTGAACGCATACCACTGCTGGAAGGCCAGCCGATACAGCTAGGCGTTGACCCAGCGCGCATGGGCGGCGATGAGATCGTCATCTATCCGCGTGTTGGTGCGTACGTGTTCGAGCCGTTGGTGTTTCACAACCTTAAGACGACAGAGCTATCCGGACGAATTATCCAACTCGGACGTGATCTCATGGAACGCTGGCGTAGACCGGACATCACAGTGGTCATTGACATGGGTGCGATGGGCTCCGGCGTACACGACGAGGTTGCTGATGTGGTGGGTAAATCAACATTCCCAGGGCAGTGGAACATCGTGCCGTTTAACTTCGGTGGCGCTGGTGACGAAGACTGTGACGATGCCGCCACAATCGCTTATAAGACTGCACGCGATAAGTTGCCTGAGTTGCACATTCCGAACGATGACCGAACCATCGGGCAGCTGACCACGCGGAAATACAACGTCACTTGGAAGGGTGGCAAGTTCAAGATTGAGTCCAAGGACGATTACAAGAAGCGCCATGCGGAAGAAGGAAGTCCTGACCGCGCCGATGCGTTCGTGCTGTGCTTGTATGATGCGGGTATAAACATCCGGAACGAAGTGCAAACCGTGAAGTCGAAACCGGCAACTGCTGGGCTTCGCCAGAAGCGGTTTTAGGAAGGTGGCAATCCTATGGGTGTAAAAGATGCGTGGAAAGCGTTACGCGGTGGAAAGGCTGAAACGCCGGTTGTGCCGCGCAAAATGAGTGGTGAGATTGGGTACACTGGCAACCTCATATTCAGTGGCTTGCCGATGGATGAATATAATCCGGATTTGGCGTTTCCTCAGTCTGTACAGGTGTACGACCAGATGCGGCGGTCTGACGGGCAGGTTGCGGGCGTCTTGAATGCAATGAAACTTCCAATCCGCAGCGCGAAATGGTACGTCGAACCTGACGATGACGCGAAGGACAAGGGATTGGCAGAAAAGATTGCTGAGTTCGTTGAGTGGAACTTGCTAGGGGGTGGAATGAAGTTCAGTTGGGACGACCATCTTCGTGAAGCTCTGCTGATGCTCGACTTCGGCTTCAGCATGTTTGAGAAGGTATTTCGCTTCGATGAGTACGAAGGTAAGCCTGTTATTGTGCTCGACAAGTATGCGCCGCGTGTAGCGCCTAGCATATGGCGTTTTCCGCAGGATGAGAAGACTGGCGCCATCATTGCGGTTCAGCAGCTGAATGTTTATACCGGCGAATTCTACGACATCCCGCTGTCAAAGTCGCGGCTTTACACATATCAGCGCGAAGGAGACAATCCAATCGGCATCAGTGCTCTACGTGCTGCATACAAGCACTGGTATATCAAAGACGCTCTGTATCGTATCGTTGCAGTCGGCGTGGAAAAAGGGCTGATTGGTACACCTTACGCGACACTACCCAAAGGCACATCAGACACGGACCGAACAAGAATACTTGAGACACTCACAGCTATGCGTGTGGCAGAAGAAGCAGGCGCGACGTTTCCCGAAGGTGTCACTGTTTCGATCCTTGAGGGCAAGAGTAATGCCGTGAACGCGATGCCTTTCATCGAGCACATGGACACGCAAATCGCTCGCTCAATGCTTGCTCAGTTCATTAACCTGGGCACGATGAGCAGTGCCTCTGGCGGTTCGTATGCACTCGGTAACACGATGGTCGGCATGTTCGTCATGGGCCTTGAGGCTATTGCAGGCTATATTGCCGGTGAGGTGCAGAAGGACATCGAGCAGCTCGTGGAGTGGAACTTTGGCAAAGATGCACCCGTGCCAATCCTCAAACACGGGTCTATCAACATCGACAGTGTTACGGACCGGATGACGGCCATTGCCGCACTTGGTTCAGGCCACTTGCTCAATCCAGACGAAAGCCTAGAGAATGCTCTGCGTGGCATGATGGGCATTCCGCCGATCCCTGAAGCTGCACTTGCTAATCAGCGTAGTTTGCCCCAAACAAACTATGTACCGCCGATTGTGCCTGATACGCGTCTTACACCTGCACAGATACGTCAGATTCAGCAACAACAGCAAACTATCGGTGAGTCTACTAAGGGACTGCTTGCACAAGGTGGTGGCACACAAGGCAAGCAACAAATGTCAGATGACGAAAGCGGCTTGACGTTTGCCGATACATCGCAGGGCGGAACGGCACAGACTCAGAATGGTACATACAGCCGTCCATTAACCCAATACGAGCAACAGGTAGACGTGAAGGCTATCGAGGCGTACTGGATTGCTGCTGAGGGAGCTATGTTGATCGAACTCAGGCACCAAATGCACAAGGTTGCCGACGGGGTGTACAAGCACATGGAGCAAGTCCTTACCGGTTTAACACTCCAGTCGGCAATGAAAAAGGTAGCTACGCTCAAAGTCAGTGACGTGGCTGCTTATGAGGATGCCATTGTCACACAGCTAGAGCGAGTGGCTGAGCACGGTATGCGAACTGTTGCAAAGGAACTTACTAGGCCTGGTGTCCCGAAGGAGTTGCCAAAGGATATCAAAGCCGCATTCGAGGCGAAGGCAAAGACACTTACATCAATCCAGACCGGAAAGCTAGTGAACGCTGTCCAGCTGGCAGCGCTACAATCCCTCGAGAGGCCAATGGCAGGTGACAACGTTAACGGTGATATTCGACGAGCGATTGCGGCCGCCAAGGAAGCAGGTACGCAATACATCGAAGGGAACGACCTCAAGCTGTCAGCCAACGTCAGCGTCGGTGAGGCGCTCAATATCGGGCGTGGTTCGGAAGCACGGGATAAAGGCGTCCAAGGCGCGCAATGGAGTGCGCTCCTGGATAACAAGACGTGTCCGCTCTGTGCTAGTTTGGACGGCAAAACCATCAGCGTAGATAATCCGGATTTTGATGTGTTCAGGCCACCGTTACACTTTAATTGCAGATGCTTCTTGATTTACATCGGGTCCGACCAGACACATGTCAAATTCAATTGGACCACTCCGGATCCAACGCTCGTAAAGCACTATGGCGGGTTCGTCTCCTAAGTACGCAGCGTCGCTACTATAGCGGCGCTCTTTTATTCTGTCGATGACTGAGGAGGTGTCCAGAGTGGCAAACGGTATGGTAGACCTCGCTGTTCATCAGTGGAGCGAGGATAAAAAGTCTAGCTGGGTGCAAATCATGACGACCGGTGAATGGGATCGTCCACAGAAACAACCCGATGGCACATTCAAACCGAGTAAGGTACGCATTACGCCTGCTGACTTGCACAAGTTCAAAGAGAACTTCGACAAAGGCGTGCGCGGCGTAAAGCTGTTCACTGACATCGCGCACAAACCGGACGACGGAGCGGTTGCCGAATGGGAAGAACTCGAGGTTCGCGGGAACAAGTTGTATGCAAGGATGGCATGGACCGACGAAGGTGCACAGATAGTGAAGTCCGGCAAATACAACTACTTCTCGCCGGAATTCTCGTTTGCGTGGACTGATCCGGCTACCGGAAAGGTGCACAAGGACGTGTTGTTTGGTGGCGCACTGACTAATCGGCCGTTCCTGAAAGATATGGAGCGTGTGGCTCTGTCTGAGACTGAGGACGTCGACATGTTCCAACTCAAGTTTGCAGACGGCGAGCCATACGACCCTGACCACGACGGCGACAATGATAAGACGGCTAATCCTAAGCTCAATCCCGACTGGATGGAAGACGTTCGTCAAGGCATCACTCCGTGGTCTGTGTGTACTCCAGACCAAAAACAGCAACTGATTGCGAAAGGCATCACACACCACGTAGCAAATCGTGCTCACGCAGAATTCATGGCGGCTCATCCTCATCTCAAGATGTCCGGGGATGGAATCACGAATTCGCATGACACCCCGCCGAAGGGAAAGCCCAAGAATAAAGCGCTGTACGCTGATCCTGATAACTACAAGTATCCAATTGACAAGAAGCACGTTCATGCAGCTGTCGATTTCTACAACGAAAGCGGTATGCAGTCGAAGGGTGGCTACACCGACAGCCAATGGAAGTCAATTGGTGAACGTATCGCCAAAGCGGCTGGATTCGGTTACTCCCTCAAAGACGGCAAGATTGAGACGCCGTTTACGCACAAAATGAATGACAGTACGTATGACCCGGAGGGCTCACCTGACGAGGAAGACGGCGTCGCTACGCCGCACAAGCCAGATGATACTGACAGTGGAAAGTACAACGAACCAGGTGGAGGTGTGTTGAGGATGACGGAAGGAATCACCATGGCGGAATGGGAAGCGGCTCAAAACAAGATTAAGGCACTTGAAGAGTCTGAACGCCGCCACAAGTTCGCAGAACAGGCCCGTGGGTGGATGTTCGACGAGAGCAAACAAACCGGAAAACTCTTGCCGGCTCAACAGGATAAAGTCATAGACCTCATGATGGGAATGACTGATGAGCAGGTACAGAAGTTCTCTGAGTTTGTTGACAGCCTCGCTCCGGTGGTGTCTTTCAGTGAGGCAGGAACGTCTGCGTCCATTCGTGCGCACGTCAAGGAGAGCAACAAAGAGGACGAGATCTACAAGCTGGCTGAAAGATATGAGCGCGAAGAGCACATGGAATGGAAAGATGCGTTCCTCCGCGCTTCCGACGAACTGGAGGTGAAATAATTGCCGATTAAAGGTGCAATTCAGGTCATGATCGATACTTTCACCGCCGACGCTGCAGTCAACCAGTTCCAGGCGATCGTACAGAGTGTGACTGATTATCATGCGACGAACCCAGCGGGCGCGAATGCTGGTGAATTTGTCGGTATCACCCTGGACAGTGCAGCAGCGGGTGAGAGCGTCCCGGTGGTCCAACTCGGCACTGGGTGGTGCCAGGCTGCTGGTGCCATTAGTTCAGGGCAGTTTGTTTCGATTGCGAACGCTCAGGGCCAGATTCAAGCCGGCGGAAGCAACATCATCGGTATTGCGCTGAGCACCACGACAGCTGCTGGGGACTATTGCCTGGTCTACATTTCTCCGACACCAGGGACTAACAGCCTTAAAAAGGTGTCTGGTACCACGAATGCCGCAAGCGGCACGCAGAACGCGTATGCACATGGCCTTGGGTACGTTCCAACGACGGTGCTCTTTACTCCCAAAGGAAACGGCGTTGTGTACGAGAGTCAAGCGGCGGATGCAACAAACATCTATTTGTCAGCCTCCGCTGCGTCCATCAACTTCGACGCGTACGTAGGCTGATAAAACTATTCGAAAGTAGAGGTGATCGATAGTGCCACGCTTTGGAACGCTGCATATTGAACGCAATTTAACGAACTACAGCCAGCGGTACAACAACCCGAACTTCGTCAATGAACGGTTGTTCCCGTCGACCATGGTCAAATTCGAGGCCGACAAGTACATCGTCTACGGCATGGAACACTTCAACCTGTACGAGACCCTTCGTGCAAATGGAGCCGAGTCTACGCAGGTTGACTGGACCTTCTCTGAGGCATCGTATTTCGCCGAAGAGCACAGCTTGAGAGACATCGTCACTGACCGGGACCGTGCGAATGCGGATAAGCCGCTGACGCTCGATGTAGATACGTTAGAGCTCGTAACAGATGGCGTGATGCTACGCAAGGAGTACGCGGCTGCAGAGATTGCCAGAAACACGGCGAATTATGCCAACGGCAATACGTCTGCGCTCTCCGGTACAAGCCAGTGGAGTGACTACGCAAATTCGACTCCGTTGGACGACTTCAAAACGATGCAACAAGCTGTGTTCAATGCATCGCGTGTGTACCCGAACACCATTGTGCTACCGTACAGCGTTGCAATCACACTGGCATACCACCCGACCATTTTGGAACTCGTCAAGTATAACTTTGGACCGAACGGTCAGGCGATGCTCCAGCAGTTGAACGGCGGATTAGGCGAAGGTCTCCTGCCGAATAAGCTGTTCGGTATGGATGTCGTTGTGGCCGGCGCTGCGTACAACACGGCTAACCCTGGTCAGCAGGATTCGCTCAGCGATGTTTGGGGCACCGATGTCGTCATTGCATACGTTGAGAAGGCTCCAAAGCTGAAGTCGCTAAGCTACGGAAAAACCTTCCGTACAGAAAAATACGTGCGGAAATGGCGCGAAGAGAGCCGTCATGGGGACTGGGTCGAGTACAACGACATCTATGACCTTGCGCTCACTGCTTCGGCTACCGGTTACTTGCTGCAAACAGTCATTGCATAATGCGTTGACTGCTCAGAATACTGAGGCCGCCAGTGTGCGGCCTCTATTCAGATGGAGGGGTATAAATGGCTGAAGCAACCAAAGCCTATACCGTTGTGACAAGTCTGAAACACGATGGAGAACGCTACAAGGCTGGAGACAAAGTGCAATTGACTGCAGCACAAGCTGAACAACTCATCAAGGCTGGTGCTGTCACGAATGGAAAGGGTGTATCGGCAAACGCCGTCCAAACTAACCCGACTAATGAGTGAGGTGAGCGTGCATGAGCAGGTATAAGTGTGTGAAGCGTCTTACCACAGATAATCGTAAGACCATCCACGAGGTAGGAGACATTGTCGAGTTAAACGATGAAGATGCCAGGTCTGCGCTTCGTCAGGGCGCTGTGGTTGCCGTCGAAGATACGTCCACTAAGGCTTCAAAGACGACTCCAGCGTCAGGTGGGGATGGCAAGTGAGCTACTGCACACTGAGCGACGTCCAAGACATGCTCGTCCAGTTCACCATTGACGCGAATAGCAACCCGTCCGATACGCAGGTCACGAACGAGATCATCCCCATGTATGACCGTTACATCGACGACCGGCTAGGACGCTACTATCAGGTTCCTATCACGGGCACGAATGCTCTGGTGACCATGCAGCAGATAGAAAAACGATTTGTTGCAGCTGAGATAGCCGATCGTATCTATCTGGGCCAGACGGGAAGCAACAGTCCGCAAGGTGCAAACTGGCGTACGCTCGCTGAGCAACAGCTAACGCAGCTTGTGCAAGGTGATGTGATTTTGTGGGACGCTCAACAAACGGGTGAAACTCCAGAGCCGGAATACAGCCAGGTATCAGACAACCTGAGTGTGGCTACCAGGCAAACGCCGCCTGCGTTCTCGATGGGGATGAAGTTCTGATGGGGACGCTTCACATTACATTTGATATACCCGGCGAACGTGCGCTCTCCAGTTATTTTGAACACATGTATCATGTCCCTGACGACTTTCGAGACGTTTGGGAACCGATGGCGGAGGACTTTTGGCAGCAGAACGAACAAACATTTGCGTCAGAAGGTCCCGGATGGCGGCCGCTCTCGTCGAAATACAAGGCGTGGAAAGAACGACACTACCCTGGAATGCCGATTCTAGTTCGCACGGGTGCGTTGAAGGCATCCCTAACGGAACCATATGGTGAAGGTGTCATCTATGAGGTGTACCCGCAGGAACTGACGCTCGGGAGTGACCTGAAGACCAAGAATGGGTACACTTTGGCGACCCTACATCAATTCGGCTCAGTCAAAGTTGCAGACCATCCTCCGAAACGTCCCCCTGTACAGATAACAGGTGAGCTCCAGACACGGTGGAATCAGAGGCTAGCAACGTGGTTACGCGAAGAATTCGCTTATGAGGGGTGAGGAAGATTGGCACAACCGGATGTTGAGGACGTAATCAATGCAATGTCGTCCATCTTGGAGGCTAGTCTCCCTACGAACCTTCAAGCGGTCGACCAGCGTAAGACAACGCAGCTAAACCCTGTACCACCACGCCAATGGCTCTTTGGAGACTATCAGGCAGTCCCGCAGCTGCCTGCAGTACTTGTTACCGGTGACCAGACAAGTACCCGCAAGGACGAGTACGGATGGCGTGATCAACAATACATCATCACCATCGAAGCCTACTACGCACACACCGACGTTCAGACGCTGTCTCGGATCCTTCGTCGCTACGGAGCTGCCATCGACGATACTTTGAGGCAGAACAATACGCTCGGTGGACTGGTCAAGAACATCGCGAATATCACTCAGCGTTACAGCCAGACCATGAAAGGGCAACCAGGGTTATTTCAGGCTGTGGCTGTCGAATGCCAAGTACACCTGATTACTGATTAAGGGGGTAACAACGTGACCACGAATATGACCATCACTCGCGGCAATATCATCGCTGGACCGTGTACGAGTTTCACGGTGGACGGCAATCCGATTGGAGGTACATCCGGCGGTGTGACCATGGAACGGAAGACAACCATGGTCGACCTCGAGATTGACCAAATTGTCGGCAGCGTTCGGAAAGTACCATCAAAGGACGTCATCACCGTTACGACCACAATGAGCGAAGCGACACTAGCAAATTTACAAATTGCATGGGGAATTGCGACAGCTCCTGTGGTATCTACTACGCCCGGAACCGAGACATTGGATGTCGGAGTTATCTCGTCCGCGATCGAACACGCGCTTGTGTTCGTAGGTCCATGCCCGTCTGGGACGTACTCTTCGAGAACGGTCACCTTGCATAAGGCAGTCTCGGTTGCCACTGCAAAGCTCTCGTTCGAGAAGGACAAGGAACAGGCATATCAGGTAACCTTCGACATTCTGCCTGACCTCACGCAGACTGCAGGTTCTGAGTACGGTACCATCGTCGACCAATAAGCCTAGCGTGACTATTGATTTCTGAGGAGTGACAGCATGGGCATCGCTGATGCGCAGTTGAAAGATAAGGTTCCCGTCACACTTGCTGGACGTGATTTCGTGGTGAAAGTAGTCCCTATGGCACGCATCCGGCAACTTGCTGGCGTAGTTTCGGAAGCCATGAAAGAAGCTGACAATCTGAATGCTACTGACGAGGAAGCGGTTAGCGGCATTGTGGACAAGCTGCTTCAGTTCCCGCATAAACTCCTAAGCCTGTTCATTGACAACTTGCCTGCGGAAATTTTTACGGACGAGCAAAATGGCGTGACGTTCCCAGAGTTCTGGGATGTGTTGCAGATTGCACTCACTATCAATCGGGTGGACCAACTAAAAAACGTCTTTTCTCGCCTGGTGCCGTTGATGAGTCAGGCGAGTACATCACAGAAGACGAACTGATTGAGTTTTGCCTTGAAACATACAGGTGGAACCCCGAAGAGACGCTATCGAGGCCGTGGGCCGTCATCGTAGAACTCCTGGAGGCCAGGTCTCAACGACTGGCACGCGGGAGCGACGAGGGACGGCCCTCGTCAGGTGATGTAGCAACATACGATGACAATCCGGCAGCTTTCGGCTTAGGAATGGGGTGAGATTGATGAATGTCTGGGACTTAATTGTGAAGATTGCCGGGGACGGTCAAAGTCTGCGCGACGATATTGACCAGGATAAAGCAAAGGTCGATGAACTAGACCAGAAGCTAGCTGGCGTTCGTGACAAGGACGTCTCGTTGAAGGTCAGTACGCAAAGTGCAAAGGACCACATTGACCAGCTCAAGAAAGATATGGACGAACTGAGGCACAAAAGTCTTCAGATTTTCGTGCGTGACCAAGAAGCGGAGGACAAGCTTTACACATTTAACGCCCACCTACAGGAACTGCAGGACAAGATTCTAAACCTGAACGTCAATGATCGGGATGCTAAAGACAAGCTCGACACCATTCGGCTAGAGTCGGAAGACTTGAAGAACGAATTGGAACACATGTTGGTTGGTCTTGAAGATACTGAGGCTATCGCTAAGATTGACGACCTGATCCTGCGTTTGGACACGATTCACGACCAAACAGTGACCATCACAGCTAGGCTTGATGACACCGAGGCTAAGCCGAAATTTGATGCTCTTCTGCTGAAAGAACAGGAACTTCGACGAGTTTTGATGCAGGTGGATTTTGAAGACGCCGATGTGGTTCTTAAAGTGAAAGAGCTTCAACTTGAACTTGATAGGATTCACAAAACTGTTTTGACGGTGGACCTTCGGGATGAAGATGCAATCCTCAAGCTCGATGAGTTGGACTTGAAATTAGATGGTGTCAAGCGACGAATTGACGGTATTAATGCTACTTCGGTGGGAACTAAAGGAAAATTCAGTCTAGGGACCCTTCTCGGGTCGTTGTTTCCTGTAGCCTCCCCGCTTGCCGCAGATGCAGGGGGCGGTATGTTGGGACTTTTGTCAGCGGCTGCTCCTGGCATGGCAGGAGGGGCTGGATACGCTGCGGTTGCTGGCAGCACACTGATGCCGGTATTTACTGCTGAGGCATCTCTTAAGACTGCTCAGGCGCAGTACCAGGCTACGCTGAGAAACCCCGCAGCTACGAATGCGCAGAAATTGCAAGCCCTTCAGGCTGTCCATCAATCGACGGCGAATTTGGACGGCGGTCAAATGCAAGCGCTCGGGCAAGTCCAGCAGTTCGGAACGTTCATGAAGGGATTCGACCAGAGTTTTCAGCCGCAGGTCCTGCAGTCGTTCACGAGCGTTTTGCAGCTCCTACAGAATGTGCTCAAGGACCTTGCTCCTGCGATCCACGGGTTTGCGAGTGGCTTGAACGAGCTTCTGTCTGGAGCGAATAAGGCACTCGGTTCACCTGTGTGGAAATCGTTCTTCAGCTATCTTGGGAGCAACGCGAAGGCGTCTATCCTCGCGTTCGGGACCGGCCTAGGTAATATTGCCACAGGCTTTGCATCGTTGCTCATGGCATTTAATCCACTTGCGCGAAGCATGGATGCTGGATGGACAAAGATGACGGCGAGTTTTGCGAATTGGGCGGCGAATGTGGTCAAAACGAAAGGATTTCAACAGTTTCTGGACTATGTGAAACAGACAGGTCCTCAGGTTCTCAGTCTTATTGGGAATCTCGGTTCCATTGTCGTCAAGCTTTTTGAGGCCATGGCGCCAGCTGGGCAAAACCTGCTTACGATGGTGACTGGACTCGCAAGCCTCGCCAACACGTTGCTAAAGGTAAATCCGCTGATTGGTCAGATAGTCGTCGGCGTTATTCAGATGGTTGCATTCAAGAGCGTGTTAGGATGGGTATCTGGCGTTGGGGGAGGATTTACTAAGTTGGGGAAAACTCTCACCTCTACTACTGGGTTCGTTGCTAAGTTGGTAAAGGTGTTCCCTGGCCTCGAGGGTGCTATGAAGCTCGTCGGTTCGGGCGCGGGATTCCTTGGCAAAGCCTTTACGCTCTTGGGTGGTCCTTGGGGACTTCTCATCGCAGCCATCATCGCGGGAGCACTCCTTATCATTGGGCACTGGAAACAGATATCCTCCGAGGCGAAGACGCTATGGCATGATGTATCAGGTTTTTTCTCAAAGCTCGGACAAGACATCGAACATATATGGGGCGGAGTTCTCAAGTGGCTTGACGGGTTATGGCTAAAAATTTCGGCATTCTTCAAGAAATGGGGACCAGACATTCTCATCGCACTGGCTCCGTTTATTGGGATTCCGCTTACTATCTATCAGCGCTGGGGGCAGATAACTGCTTGGTTCACGAAGCTCTGGGACAGTGTAGTCGGCGGTGTGAAAACCTTTGCGTCCAACATTCTCAACAACATGGACCAAATCGGGAACAACATCAGCAACTACTTCGCAAAGCTAGGACAAGAGGCACTTACGTGGGGCGAGAACGTAGTCCATATGGTGGCGAACGGCATCATGTCAGGCATTCACTGGGTCACAAATGCAGTGTCATCCGTAGCGAATTCTATCTCCTCCCTCTTCGGTGTTCATTCGTCGCAGACTCTGGCGGTATCACCAAGCGTCTCTGCAATGGTAACCGGTTCCGGATCGACAGCTTCGGCGTCACATTCAACTCTGACTGTCACACATCAGGGGAGCGTGACGGTTGGTGGACTCACACCGAGGGCCGTCCAGCAGGTCAATCAGCAGCTCAATACCCAGCTTCTGCGAAAGATGAGGTGATACCATGGCATTCAAGCCTATATGGTACGTCCTCATTACGCCAGTCGGAGGTACTGCGCAAGATGTGAGTTTCTACGTGAGTGACATGACAGCCTCTGGTGGTGGAGGGTTGGGCAGCAGCGGCAGTCCTCCAAGTGGGGGCGCTGTCGCTATTGACATCCAAGATTCTACGACAGACCAGGCATCCACATTCTCACTCAACTTGTGGGACCACGAGAACACTGGACTGCTTACGCAGTTTGGCATTGGCGACGAGGTTCAAGTCTGGACGGATACCAGGGAATCACAAAGCGACATCACTGAAACAGCAACTGTCACAACCGCAGGCATCAGCGTTCCGGTGAAAGCGTGGCTTAGTCTGTCGGACACGTCATTGCAGACGAGTACCAGCGTGGACGGGAAGATGTGGGGGCCATTCGCGCCGGTTAACCCTGACGGTACAATTCAATCGCCTCCCTACCGCTGGATAAAGGTGAACAGCGGCAGCGCGACAGTCACGTACAAAGCGATGCCCAAACGCCTTACAGGGCTCGTCACACAGTACGACACTGGACAGTCTGGTCCCAATTTCAAAGCGATTGCCCTGAGCGGGCAGGACTACACCAGCAAAACTATGAACGTGCTCGTCACAGGTGCTTATTTGAACCAGACGTACGACTACATCATTAAGGACATTCTCTCGATTTACTTTCCGGACATCACAACGAATCATGTGGAGACTGGCGCCGGAACGGTTGACTACATCTCGTTTCAGTCGAAGGCTGCGTTTGATGCCTTTGGTCAGCTTGCAAACATGGCAGGATGGGACTGGTATGTGGACGAGAACAAGGACTTCCACTGGTTCAGTGCAGCCGAGAATCCGAATCCGATTGTCCTCACCAACACAGGCGCGAATGCCAACGTGCTTGAGGGAAGTGTCAAGGTTACCGTTGACGGTACGCAGATGCAGAACAAAATCACGTTCTACGGTGGTTCGTACGAATCATCTGCTCGGACAGAGTCACGCTTGGGTGACGGTCAAACCACGACCTGGCAATTGACCTATCCAATTGCCAAGTATGTGAGTTACGCGAATGCAAGCCAGCTAACGCCACAGACACCCACCGTCAGCGTTAACGGCGTCGCCAAAACTGTGGGGCAAGACGGTATCGACACCGGCATGGACTTTTACATTTCGACCGGCCAGAACTATATCACCCAGGCTCAGGGAGCTACGCCACTGGCATCCGGAGACGTGCTGACTGTCACATACACGTATTGGATTCCACTTATCATTCAACAGCAGGTGGACGCGTCTATTGCCCAGTTCGGGGTCTTTGAGGGAGCCATGACCGATTCATCCCAGACGAATACCGCGACGGCGGTGGCTATGGTGCAAGGTCAGCTACAACAACATGCGTGGCCCATCGTGTACGCCGCTTGCGATAGTTGGGAGCCGACCTTTGCGAGTGGCCAAAACGTACAGTTCAACCTACCAGACCACGGCCTCAACGATCAATGGATGCGGGTAACACAAGTTCATCATCAGATGTCGAGTGAAGACTACATCGTAACTGTAACTGGTTACGGTCAGCAGGCGTGAGGTGATGATATGCGACTGATACCGCCCAGGCAAACCGATGTGATTGCCGCTTTAGCTTCTCGTGTGTCTGCACTTGAAGGAGCTGCTTATAACACCAATAGCATTGTGTCGATGTTCAAGCTTTTTACAGAGACACCTACTGCCACTGACACCTTTACGATTTCTACACACACCTATCATGTATGTGGCACTACTACTATCTGCGGCCCGAATGAAATTTTGTAGCGTCGCTGCCTAAAGTGCCCCTGACTATGCTGAGTGCATAAGGGGGCATTTTCGTGTTTCGTGAATTTCCGCAAGCCTATGGTCATGTCCGTCTGAAGACGTGGGACGAGTGGGCGAATGAGTATATCAAGCGTTCTTGGTATGTTGGGGGCAACCTGAACGAAGCTATCCAGCGCGCCGAACGGGACGGCTTCAAGCCTCGTATCCGATACGATGACCATAACCTTGTAGAGGACAATGGATTCGGCTTAATTCTCGCGTTGCTTGGAAACACAGCTGGCGCGACCGGACTCCAATACGTTGCTCTCGGACAGTCGAACACAGCACCAACCGGAGTCGAGACGGAGTTACCTGATGAACAAATACGAATTGCAATCTCATCGAGTTCGATAGCAAACAACCAACTGACCGTTACCGGCTACTTTGACACTGACCAGGCAAACGTCCTACTCGGGAGCGCTGCGTTGTTCGGGAACGGCGCGACGGACGTGGCGAACAGCGGGACCATCTATAGCTATGTAACGTATCAACAATTTACCAAGAACAACTTGGAGAGCCTGACCGCTCAGTGGGCTCTCGGGTTCACGAGGTAGAGAGGAGGGGCATGGATGCCATACAACAAGACGACTTGGGATGACGATACAACACCTTTGTCTGCTAGCAATATGAACCACCTCGAGACGCAGTACGACGAGGCGATTGCAGATATCACAACAGAGCCGCAGGTATACTCTGCACTACAATCGTTTGAAGGTGGTTTTGGTGGAAACGCAATAATTACTCAAAATGGTGCGGTCTCTGATCAATATCTAGGTGGATTCGTCGAGTACAATGGTGCTTCTGCCACCACACTTACATTGCCTGACCCAACCGTCAACGGCGGCAAATCGATAACGATATGGAGTAATGGAACGCAACTTACGCTATCAACGCTGAAAGGTTCATTTTATGGAGTGGGAGTATCTGCTTCGACTACGATGCCTGTAGCCGATCAGCAGACTTTGATCCTTTTGTCGGACGGGTATAACTGGATCGTCGTAGGTGGATCTAATTCATTTCTCCGTACAGACAGTGGAGCACCAAATCAACAAACCGTTCAGAATTCGGTGTCATTCAAGTCAAACATTTTTCCGAATGCGATAGGTTTGACAGATTCATCGGGAAACATAACTGGATGGTTGTTGCCACAGTCAGGCGGTGGTTGGTATTTCGCCAACAAAGCCAACAGCGCATCTACACTTGCAATGACGGATACTGGTGACATGACCGTAGCCAACAACATAACAGCGGCAGGGAGTATCAATGGCACTGGCCCGGGGCACATCAGCTACTCAAACACATACACCACGTCCACTAGCGAGAGCGTAACGATTACGATCAGTGGCCTGAATGCGGGTGCCTCGGCATATGCGTTGGCCATTACTGGTTTGGGCAACTATCCGAATCAGGTGGTTGTTGGAAATGGTTCAAGTTGGACGAGCAACGGCGGTACGTCTTACGGAGATCCAGAGGCCACGATTTCGAGCATCGACTTATCTGGCGGCACATTGACTATCGTAATTGGTTTGGGTGTAAGCGGAGCATCTACTTTCAATATTGGCGTGGAAGGGATGGTGCTATAGATGATCTACATGGCTATCGATGCAAACAGAAAAATCGGAGAGCGTTTGAAAGCAACATTGACAGCAACCCCAACTTGGGCGACGAACACATTCGAGGATGCTGACGCGGATGCGCTCAAGGCGTTCAACGACGCAGCACATTATACCTACGACTCGACATCGCAGACATGGACGTATATGCCACCCACGACACAAGAGCAGTTCCAACAATCGCAATCCGCCAAGTTCGCATGGCTCGAATCTGCCGTCTCCGCCAAGGTGGCGGCAGGGTTCCCCTCTTCTGCTGATAGTACACAACGGTACTATGCCATCGCAGGGGTAGATGCTACAGGTATGACACCGATGCAAAAGTGGACAAGCGTGCTCACCATGATTGCAGCGGGACTTGGTGAGGATAGTTACACCATTAAGGACATGAACGGCGACATGGTCACACTCACGCAAGCGCAGTATAAACAGTTTGCCGCGGATGGGCAGAAGTTTATGAACAAGACCATCGAAGCGACATCATGGACGAAAGAGGCACAAATCAAGGCGTGTACAACAGAGGCCCAGCTCGAAACGATTGGTTGGCCGAATCCTAAGCCGCCGTCGGTTCCACAAGGTTTGACCGGCACAGCAGGTACCGGGGAAGTCACACTGACCTGGACTGCAAACACGGACGTAACAATGATTGACGGAGGCGGCTATAACATTTACCAAGACGGTACGAAGGTTAATACGGCGCTTGCCACAAGCACGACTTATACGGGAACAGGATTGACGAGCGGGACGAGTTACAGTTTCGCCATCAGCGCAGTGGATACAGATGGGAATGAATCAGCACAGAGCACAGCGGTTGCTGTGACCCCTAATTAGCGTCGCTGTACCCAATCACATATCAGACGATGGACTCGTGGAGACGCGGGTCCATTTTTGTTTGGGGGTGAGACCATGTTAAATCCGGGAGACCTGGTATTCGTTCGAGGATATCTGAGGAGTCCGGTCGATGATGCGATAAAACTCGGTGAAACGCTGTTGGACAAGCGGTCGTTCGATACGAACTACGTCCATGTCGCCGTGTACGTCGGGGGTAACACAGTAATGGAGGCGCAGGGCTTACGCAAGTCAGGCCCTGCCAACATCGGCGACTATACCGGCGACTACGACATTGGGCACATCACGATGACATATGAGCAGCGCCAACAGTTTCTTGCAGCTCTCCAAAAGGAGAACAACTTGCCATATGACTGGCTCGGCATCTTCTGGCTCGCAGTCAAGGCACTCACAGGGTACGACCAAAAGTACCGCGAACACCGGCGAAGGTATTGCAGTAAATACGTGGGTTGGGCCCTCTGGCGTGCAGGTATATCCGTAAACGATGAGACTCCAGAATCCTTAGCCCACGATGCCAGGGTGACGATTGAGAAGAGTTAGGAGCGTGGGCAAGTGGGACAAGAAAACCAAGAAGCGAGGTTGGCAGTTGCAGTCAATGACATCGAGTGGATCAAGGATTCCCAACGTTCTACCAATCGCGGTATCGAACAGCTGCAGACCACCTTAACGCAATACATGAAAGAACAGGATGACCGCTCAGAAAAGTTCGCCACAAAAGAAGAACTCAGCATCGTACGACGAGACGTCACGAAGCTCAAGGAATGGCGGTGGAAGGTCGGGGGAGGTCTGGCTGCGTTGTCATTTTTGATGGGGCTTGCCGCCGAGGCCTTGAGGTCATGGAAGGGGTGAGCAAATGAGTAAAGGTCTTCATTTCAATCCGGAAGAAGAAGCAGAGTTCCAAGAGATGGTCAAGTTTCATCCTCGCGGATTCAGTGAATGGATGGGTGTGAAAGCCGATAGGGTTGCGAACACCATTTGGATGTTTTTCTTCCTGCTCCTGTTCAGCCTGGTCAGCTACATCTTTCTAAAGCCCGTTCTGAATCAAATGTTGTTCTTGTCGAATACGTACCAGTTGGTGGCGCTCCCGGTGTTAGGCATTGCGACAGGCCTCTCGATGCTCATCATCCTACGGTTCCTCTTCCGAATTCTGCTTGAGATTCGAGCCGAATTCCAAGAGTTAAAGCAAATGCACCGTGAGCAAAGGGCGTCCTATAAAGAACGTGATGAGAAGTTGAATCGAATACTCGAGCGGATCGAGGGAGGTGAGCATTGTGTCAGCAGAAGTCGGTCTTAAAGTGGCTACGTATTTCAGCCCAGATGACGACACACAACGGGTCTTTTTAGACTTCATCAGACAAGCACGGAGTCAGTTGCGAATCGCCATCTATGGACTGCACCTGCCCCCTCTGATTGATGAGTTGGTCAATCTTCATCGGAGCGGTGTGGATGTGGCACTCGTTATCGATCATACCCAAGCCCGTGGAAAGTATGAGCGTCCAGAAGTAGAGCAACTGCGTGCCGCGGGTGTTCAACTCCTCCAGGGCACGAGTGAGAAACACCACATCATGCACCACAAGTTTGCTGTGCGGGATGGTGTCTCCGTGCTCTCGGGGTCCTGGAACTTCAGCGAGTCCGCTAGCCTCGAGTCCAACTACTTTGATGTGGTCGACTCTGATGTTCGCGCGCAGCTGTTTCTCTCGAAGTGGCAGGAAATATGGGACTGGGTATCATCGCATGAGCAGAAATACCAGGAGGTGTCCAAATGAAGGCAAGCGTAGGAAGAATTGTGCATTACGTGCTCATGGACCGCTACGGATACGAGCAACATAGGCCGGCTATTGTCGTCCGGAATTGGTCGGACGAAGGCAACCCGAACGAGGATATGGTGCAACTCCAAGTAATCACGGACGGAACGAATGACGGAACCCAGTACGCAAGTGGCCTCTATTGGGCGACCTCAGTCCATCAGGATGAGGATATGAAGCGTGTAGGTACCTGGCATTGGCCGGAGAGGGAGTAGCATCCATGAAGGCCATCGATACCGCCTCCGTCATAGACAAGTCCATAGCTGCAGCCTTCCGCAACGACGGTATTGAAGCTGTATTCGGATATCTCGGTCCGTGGAGCAAATGTCTGACACCTGCGCGTCTGCAAATCTTACGAGACGCAGGCTATTTCATTGGATTCTTCTTCGAGGACGATCCGACATATGCGAAGTACTTCAGCCTATCTCAAGGTCAGGCGGACGCAAATGTAGCCATTCGACACGCTGAGGCGCTTGGTGTTCCGCACGGTACCGGCATCTGCTATACGGTGGACTACGATGCGCAAACCGGTGATATTCCGTCTATTTGTGCTTACCTTGCGGGTGTGAAACATGCGACAACCGGAAAATACAGAGTCGGACTGTACGCCAAAGCGAGCATTCTCCAAGCACTGCGGGATGAAGTGGACTACCTCATCGAGCCGTCAGCCTGGGCAAATGGCGCACAGGTTACGGGTGTCGCGGCTTATCAGAACAGCGTGAGCGTGGCACGCCACGGGATCTCCGTGGATATCGATGATGTCTACGAACCGTCAATTCTCTGGACACCGCCAAACAAAGGAGGGAATGCGTTGACCGCACTCAAGATTCAGATCAACGGACAACCGCAAGAAGACGGCATACAGGTCCAAGTCGGCAATGACTACGTAACTTATGTTCCGCTCACCGTGTTCATCAAGAACGGGATCCCAGTCGAGCAAGTAGGGGACAAGTACATCGCGCATGGGGTCACGTACACAGCAGAAACAAACGCAGCTCTGGAACCGTTCCTGCCGTGGACTGCTCTCGGTGTCGGTGTGATTCCCAAGAAGATAGCAGACGGTTGGAACTTTGTGATTCCGATAGATGTACCAGCGTCTTCATCTTCTTCTGTTCCATCGATCATCAACGGTCAGGAGGTCGTTGACGTCATTGAGGGAACGGTCAATCCATCTGATGGAAAGTTCTACTTCCCTGCGAAACTCAACGGTGTAGCAGTCGATGTCGTGCTCGACACTGGGGCTCTGAGGCTCGAAGTAACGGAACAAGTCGGACAGGATGCAAACCTGCCGAACGATGGTCCCGCATATCTCGGAGGTGTGGGCGGCTCAGGGCAAGCCGGATACAGCAGCACAGGTACGCTCGGAGTCGGAACAAAGACGTTTCCGAATACGCCGATCTATGTTGTGGGGTCGGTGTTTAACTTGCTCGGGAGCACTTTCCTGAACGACAACGGTCTTGACCTGCTGCTGAGCTACTCGACGAACAAGGCGTATTTCTTGAAGCGCAACTAACCTTTTGAGGAGTGTGAATAAGGATGTGGAATCAATTGGACTGGACTACTGTATCGACTGGTGTTGGTGTGGTATTGGCCGTTGGGGTGTGGGGAGAAAAACGATGGACAGCTATCAAGAAGGCTGATCCGCAACTTGTTAAGGAGCTACCGAAGGCCGTTGTGAGGGCTGCCGACGGTGTCGGATCATTCTTTGTCAACGTTGCCAAGATGCCCATGTTTGCAGGTCTTGCTGCCAAGGGTGAACTGCAAGCGCACCATATCGAGCAGCATCTGATGGATACACACCTGGCGCTCGCAGCGGCGAAGGCAGTTGGCGTGTTCAACTCGGCGCTCAATGTCACAGTAGACAAGTTGAGCGCAACACAGCGGACAGACATCATCGAATTTGTACGGAGCGAACTCAAGAAGGTCGGAGTCGACAAGACTGACGCTGAAATTGTTCAGGCGTTGAAAGCTGCGCAGGCTGAGTTTGAAAACATCGAGAAGACGGTCGTGCCCGTGGTTCAGCAGCATGACGCGGCGGTACAGGCTTGGTCCGCTACCGATACAAAGCCAGCAGACGCACAGCCGGTTGCTTAATCCTAAACGGATATGAAAAGCCCAAGGCGTTAGTGGCCGCGGGCTTTTTCTTCGTCGTCGGGCCAAATTTCTTCAATTGGCACCCCAAGTGCTTTCGATATCGCCCGAGCGCTTTTTAATGTAGGTTCGCTCTTGTGGTTACACAACGAACTCATGGCTGCGTGAGATATCCCAGTTTGTTCTTCGAGCCATTTCTGCTTGATGCCTCGACTCTTGAGAATGTCCTTCAGTTTCGACTCCATGTATCGCTCTCCATACAAAAAAGTTTATAGGACAAGATATAACTTTGGTCATCTGCCCATACTCTTTATCGTCCGGAGTGGAACTCAGTGGCACTGGGGCAGAGGGGCACCTCCCTCGTGCTTAAAAGTTGCCCCTCTGCCACTCGGTGGCGGACTTATTCCTTCCATAAGGAGTGATGGTTCACATGATGAGGAACAGGGCAGACAAGAAACGGAAAGTATCACCGTATGTACCACAGTATATCAGGGGGCATGTCCACGAGGTGGCGAAACACCTGCGACAGTCCGATGGGGAAACGGGAACGAAGCTCGTCCTTGCTACGCTCAACGATTTCCCTACGTTGAATCGACTAGCACCCTACATGTGGCGTGACTATGCACATGGAACCCATGCATGGATTGGCCACCGGCAACATGAAAACTTGGAGAGGGTAGTCAACCCGGTAGGAGCCGTGATGGAACGGTTAACAATGAGGTTCCTCGAAGATGATTGGGCATCGTTGGACGCGCTTGGATTCGCCTTTGGTCGGCCAGTGGCACATGCAGCTGCTGCACTGCTCCGATACGCACATGATTATCCCCGTCTCACCATGATGGTTGCTCCGAACTTTCGGCCTCCGAGCCCATACCAATTAGATAGGATGGGATGAGTGTGAGTTGGTGGAACGAAGCAGTGATTGGTGTGCCACGCGTAACATGGAAGAAAATTGAGGACTTGGTCGATGAGGTTTACTACATGGAACAGGGTGACGAATTGGAGAGCCACGAGCGCAGAGACTTGGCCGAGCGACTTGCAGTGCACATCCTCGAGGAGTATGTGCAGCAGTATTTTGGAGAATCGGCAAAGGTAGCTGCTGAGATGTTTCGGCAGCGTCGTCGAGAGCGTCAAAAGTTCCTCGGATGA